GACTATAACCGCGTTTTAGATAATACTCTGCTGGAATAATAAGAGAATCCCTTATATTTTTTCTTGTAATAACATTCTTATGAGTAATTTTTGGGCGATTGTATACATTATTAATTTGATTAACAAACTTATCTTTATTAATTTCTTCTAGGTTTATTTCAAGTTTATCATAGTCGTCCTTTAAAAAGTCCAACAAAAACTTTATTGTATCTTCAAACCCAAATGTTTTATCTCCTTGTTGAGTCCAATGATGTTTATTTCTGGATAAAACTCCTCTAACAAAACCTATCACACTACTCATAAATGTTTTTTCACAATGATGAGTAAAGCACTTCCAAACGCCTGTTCCCTCTGGATTATCTTGTATACTAAACCCCGTTTTATTATCTCCTCCGTGAATAGGACAAACACCATAATAACTATTACTACGATGATTTACTTTTACGTTTAGTAGATCAAATAACTCCTCAATTCTATAAAGCACCTTTTGACAAAGAATTTTGAGTTTAGCTTGATCTCTATATTTGTTGTTGTCATAATTATTAGCCAAATTTGACTGGTTTATCATTATCGGTGTCTTCCACTATAAATCCGCCGTCGTCCTTACTGTGAGCCAACTCAAATTTTGTTTTACCTTCAGTAATCTTAGCACACCAGCCTTTAAAGTGATAGTTGATATAGTCGCCATCTTCCATTCCGGCACCGTGACGAGAAGCCAGCACTACCATCTTTCTATTACCATTTTGAGGACCGTCAAGAGTAATTTCTTCGTTAGATTTTACTTTGAAGATACTAAAATTGGAGCATAACCAAATAATTCTGTCGGAGCCGCTGGCGACATCTGTGCTCTCTCTATTAATCCCATCTCTATTAAGTTGTATAAGAACAATAATTGGTAGTTTATACCGCACGGCAAAGTTGTGTAATGTGGTCATCATAAATCCCAGAAGTTGGTATTCCTGAAGATTTGCTAGACCTTGAGTATCCATCAACTTTAAATAATCATAAATTATAACACAATCTTTTGCTGTTCCATCACTATGTAATCCGACTTCTTGAATAACCCATCTTCTCATAATAGAGATTTGGTCTTCAAACGGCATTCCGGCTATACTTCTATGGTGATAGCGAATTGTTTTTAGTTTTTCGCCCGCTTTATATACTTTGTTTCTTATATCTGGTGATGTAGCAAATTTTCCCGTCTCTATATCGTTAATGGCGGTTTCAGTCATGCACGCTAAAGTTCTATGTATATGGTCTTCCCGTGTCATTTCGGTATCCATATTTAGAACTGGAATGCCAATATTTCCGGCTATATGAATTCCCATATTATCTGTAATCACGGTCTTGCCGGTTTTTGAGCGAGCACCAAGTACATTAACCGTCCCTTTTCGTAGTCCTCCACCTATGGCTTTATCAAACGCTGGTAATCCTGTAGATATACCAACTTGACTTACTGGATTTTCTTCTAAGTATTTGAGATACTCTGTAATTCCCTCGCCCAACATTTTTGGAGCTTCGCTATTATCGCTCAATAATGAGGATAAATCTAAAGCGGCATCCTCAGCAATGCTTAAAATATGGGCGACACTCTCTTCCCCCGTAATTTCTAGTAATTTATCTTCCGCTATTCCAAGTTGGCGACGAAGAAGTCGAGTAATCTCTAACTTTCTTATTTTCGCGGCGAACTTGCGTATATTTGATGAATCTACGTTTAAACTAATTACCGCCTGTAAATGTCTTGCCTCATTCGTCCGGTCAAAAAAGTGAGATAAGCCGATTTCAGTAGCGGCTGAATATAGTGAAGATATGTCAATTTTATGATTATCGTCTTTATCAAGAATATGCTTTAAACACTTAAAGATGCACTGGTTTGACTCTATTGTAAATGTTTGTTCGCTAAGCATATCCACAACATCAAAAAATACATTACTACCATAGTGATATATTCCTGATAGGATGGCTCGTTCAGCAGATGGGTCACTTAGGGTATTGAGATTCATTTAGCCCTTTTCGCTTTCAATGAGCAATTATTACAAGTATATAAAACTTCACCGTCTACTGTTTGGACTACTTTGGGAGAGACACTTTCTTGTTTGCCGCAAATACTACATTTAGCACTCACGGTAGCTATACGGACCCCTCGTTGCTCCAACTCATTGTTACCACGGAGTTTTTGGTCAATTATGGTGTCTTCCTTGAATTTGTTAAAGTCGCTACTCTTCAAAAATAAATTTTCACCACTCCCCTTAACTTTTGATGTTTTATTAATAACGGTAGCTTTTGTTGTGGTTGTTTGTTGGTCAACCTGTTTTACTCGTCGTTTTGGTTGATCAACATATACTATTGGGACTTCCGCAGGTTTTACTATTTGTTGTTTTTTAGGACGCCCACGTTTCTTGGGGGGCACCAAATCTAATATGAATTGAACAACCTTATTAAAATCTTCGTCGGATAAATTCATTAGGGCTTCTAAGACGCCCGCTTGCTTTTTCTTAGCCATTATTATTTCCCCTTAATTTTACTATACTTTATATTATTTATAGCATCGCCAATATCTTTAATTGATGTAGCTAAAAAGGTCAAATCTATACTACGGACTTCGGCGTGGTTTAAAATCTTCCATAAACTTTCCGCCATCGTATTTTCTTTACTAATGAGAGCAACCTTCATATCGTGCTTCATGTATTTGTCATAATCGTTTAAATGACTGGCAACAACCTTGTTTAAACATTTTGTTGCCCAGGACACTCTAACGTGTTCTCTATTACATAATCTTTGTATATAATATGAGTATTGCTTTAATCTTACACAAATTTCTGAACAAGCATCTGGTGTAAGTTGTTCCAATCCTGTTCGGTCCATAATTAGGTATTTTTCAAGTTCTTCCATTGTTCCTGGAGATTGTATACTGGGTAAACCATTAGAATTTTCATACTCGTCAAGTATTTTTTCTAAAGATTTAAGCTGTTCGTCATTGTAGTTTGCTTCGCCACTCATTTATATCCTCGTTATATGGTAATATGATTATGTCTATACCGTTTTTTGAACACCAATCCTGTTTTAACTTGTCATTCTTTTTCTGTAAAGCAAATACACTTGGGTTATTATGAAAAAATGAAATAAATTTGTAGTGTTGTTCTCCGTGAACTTCGATGGCGAGGTTTCGTAAGGGGATATAAAAATCCAGGTATAATATCTGTTTATCGTTGACCGGTATAGGACACTCTTCAAAGATTTTTAAAGTAGGGAAAATTGCTACAAACAAATTTCTTGCTTGTAAATGTAAAGACGAGCGGGCGGCTCGATTAATACTGCTTTGAAGTAGATGACCGCAAATCTTCCATTCCGTTGTGTGTCCATCAAGGTTGACCGTTTTCATTGGTTTGTTCTTCCGGTATAATTTGTGTCATCGAAATATTATACATTTCTCTGACCTGTTTGTCAAGTTCAGCTAATTTTTCAGGTTTTTCCAGCAATATAGCTCTCATATTTTCTAGACCCTGAGCTTTATCCTCACCATAAGTATACCATGAGGTCTTCTTCTCAATCAAGCCTAAATCCACGGCGAAATCTATTAATTCTGCTTCGCAGTCCAAACCATAACCATACCGTAATTTAGACTTGGCTTTACCGCCAGGAGGTCCAATGGCAGAACTGTCACACTCCCAATAAACATCCTGTCCTATTTGAGTTTCTCCAACTTTCCACGGCTGACAGTATTTTGCTCGTAATTTTACATCTACAGCATATTTTAATTTTTGTCCACTTGCCTCTGTCCATTGAGTCATACCAAAACCCTGATTAGCCATCAGATGAGTTATACCCATAAAGATTGACTTGTTTACAGGTAAAACATTACTAATACGGCGACAGAACATAGCCAAGAGTTGGGGCGTATTATCACGGCGTTTCTTACCAATTTCTGCTGTATATTCTTCCTCTGTGCAGAGAGCAGAAAAAGAGTCAAAAATAAAGATACTGCCGGGCTTCTCATTAATTAGTTTTTCAGCTATATCAATATAATCCTCAGCGGTAAGTATTTTACCTAATTTGGAACCAATAATAGTAAAACGGCTTTCGTCTATATTTAAGTGTTTAATCCCTAATAAATCTCTTGACTTTATACGACCTTCAACATTAAAGAAGTAAACATGTCGCCCCTCTTTGGAACACATTTCATTAGCGTATTTAATGTTTTGAGCATTTCCTGCGAAGTGAAGACATAAACTAGTCTTACCCAATTTTTGTAAGCCGGTAACTATGGTGAGAGAACCTTCTGGAATACCGCCGCCTAACATTATGTCTATAGATGGACTTACTGGAATTACTATGTTTTTGGCTTCAGCAACTATATTTCCACCAAAAAGAACGTCTCCAAATTTATCACGAATAATATCTTCAATTGTTTTAGCCACTAGTTGTCTAACTCCATTAATTTTGAACGAGCATTTTTATTTTGTTGGTTTGGACGGGGTTTTTCATTTATACTTTCCCTATTAATATCAACAGGTTTAGCCATATCCATAAGAGATGTTTTGGTTGTTAATAATCTCTGTTCTTCTTCAATTATATCAATCAACCAAGGAGCAAAAAGGTTGGTTATATTATAAGCCCGCTTATTTCTCAAAGCGTTAATAATAGCCATCTCGTCATATTTTTTCAACAACAGACGACATTTTCTTAATTGTGACACAAAGAATTTCTCCCATTCTGGTAATTTCCAAAATTGAAGAGGTAGGTCTTTTTTTTCTTTGGTCGCTTTCTTTTGACAAACTAATTCTATAATGTATTGAGTGGCTGTAACAAATTTTTTAGGAGAATAAAGGGAGGGAAATTTTGATTGATTTTCATTGTCCTTTTTCAATTTCTTCCTCGTTAATTTTCCAAAGATTTCCTTTAGCCGACCGTGATTGAATCTTCTTTTTGGGAACCGAATCACCAATTTGCGAGCCAACTTCTGTGCAAACGGCAACCCTTGCGGTCTTATTGGCTGTATCAAAAATAAAGGGGTTGGGCTTCTTCGTCTTTACTTTTGGAGATTCATCTACCTCTACAGGAGGATTCTTGTCCATTTGCACCTTCACAATAGTATTATAGAGTTCTTCTAGGTCTCGATCAATATAATTTTGAATGGTTTTTTCTGGGCGGTGAAGAGCTTTTGAAATCTCCTCGACGGTTTTTTGAGCGTGTAGCATACCTTGTATAGCATACTTATCAGTCGTGCTTAATTTAGCCATTAGTTTAACTCCCGTTCTGCTTGAGCAATCCAAGCCGTATTTTTAGTTTTTAGAAACTTCAAGTAAAGTTGAAAAGATAAAAGATTCACCTCTTTATACTCCCACTTATTTTTACCAATATATTTAGTGGACTTCATCTTTTCGGTTTCGGCGTATAAACCCAATGGGTTAAATAACTGACCTTTGGTGTTTCGTTTAACATAATACCTCTTCTTCCTATTGTAGTATATACAATAAGCACATGCTTCTGGACGACTTTTAGCTTCCGTCAAGGTCTTATTTTTTATGGACTCTACATCATATAATAAAGGAAATCCGTTTTTCTTATCTTCCTCTCCGTCTAAATTAGTAAGTTCGTCGTGATTACCGAAAATACAAAATACAAGAACGTCTTGTTTATTATCATTTTCAATAACCTTATTTGGACGGAAGATGGCTTCTTCTATATCTCTTTGTCTAATCCTCATTGTTGATTCTGTTGGTTTCATTTACTATTACCTCTAATAATCTTTCTGTTTTTTCTAAACATTGTTCAAAGTTTTTACCAGTTAAAGTTAAGATTTTATTATTTGTGGCAACCGGTATACCGGTCATGACCCCGTTAGGTAAAATCTCCATCATTTCAGTAGTTATAAGCATGATGGTTTGATGAGGTGCTTCATTCTTGACTTGATTTTTTTTAATTTTCATTTTTGATGACCTTACTTGTTCCTCCCAGGCTTCGGTGATTTTATAGATTTTCATGCTTTATGCCTAAATAGTTTTTCTGTTCTCGGATACTGGGAGTTTTTATCAAGAATAGTTTTATGCTGTATTTCTTTCACACAATCAAAGTCATTCGGTGCGGAGTATTCGCTTATGAATACAGTATGACCGTTTTTTGTTTGCTTTCTGCACCAATCCCAAAATAGTTCATGGTTAAAAACATCTCTGTATTGGCAAGCATTGGAATACGGGGGGTCACAATAAATGAGACTGTTTTCTGGTATTTCTAATTCAAGGTAACTGCCAAACTTAAACACTATGCCGTCAAAGTTTTTAGCCTGTTTAACAAGGCAACGGCTACCTCTTTCAGCATAATTATCTCCTTTCTTGTTAAACGCATACCCGCCCCACCACTTGCCCCCAAACGAGCAAAGAAACCCAACAAATCCAACTAATTCTTTTGGGTAATCTTGTGGTTTTGATTTAATTGCATAATACATTTCTTTGCTAATATCGGTCGGTGGAACAAAGCCATCTCGCAATGCAACCAAAAGAGATATAAGGAACTCATGGCTGTCGTTACCCATCCTTTTACCTACAACTTTGTCAATCATATTTGCCCCACCAACAAACGGCTCTACCCACCACTGTTCTGGATTTCTTTCTGCAAGCATGATTGGCAGTATGTGTTTTGCAATCCTGTTTTTACTCCCCATGTATTGCATTGTCTTTCAACTCCTTAACTAATGATTTTGGTAGATTTTCATAAGCAGTTAAAACCTCGTCTTTCTACGATTATCCTTATTTGATTTTTTACCTATATATTTTTTCGTCCTAATCATTCCGCTTGGTAAATCGTGGGTGGGTTCTTCATACTTATACTTATTATGTTCGTAATCTAGGTGGGCTCTTTCATCATTACTTAGTTTGTCACTATTTCGTTGTGCTAAGTGACCTAATTTGATTTGATCGTCGCTTAGTTTAACGCTGGTGGCAGGTAGATCTTTATGAAATTCTCTTGTAGTTTTACTTTTACAACTTGGACACATAACCGTGGTTCGGCTATATTCTTCCATAGTCATAAATTCTTCAAACTCAAGACCACATTTTTTATTATTACATTTGTAGGAATAGGAGGGCATTGTCTTTCTTCTTCATAAGGTAGGTTATAAGATTATACACCATTATTATCCAAATTCAAACTAGTTTAGATTAAACATGCTCCACCCGAGCAAGCAATTTCGTGTTCCAGTTTAGTATTGTCCTCATTTTCAACCATCAACGTATAATCTACTGGCTTAAAGTTTTCTTCAATCTCACAATATAATTTCCAATTATGTACATCTTTCATACAATAAGTAAGAGTGCGGAGGTCTCCCTTGACAAACTTATTAGCGAATTTGAGCATTTTGTCATAGAATTCAAGCTTCCTAACGGCGTTTTTAGCCCTTTTCTTGTCCTTTGCGGGAATTTTTTCAGCCTCTTCTCTCTGTTCATCAATAAGACAAAAATCACACGCCTTCCATAGGTCGCCCTCAAAGGTTTCAAGGGCGGTCTCTATAAGTCCTGAGCACCACACCGCGTAATTACCATATTGAGAAACTATTTCGTGAGACATAAGGACTGCGGTAAACGGAGGCTGTGCAAAGTCTTTATCTCCTTTGTCTGATATAAAAGACACTCCATTCATATATTCGCGGTTTTTGTATAAATACTCTATTACGTCGTCCCATTCTTCGTCTTTGACAACTACTGTATTGCTTACATTATTTGATACAGCAGGATGAAGACATCTTTCGGCTACACGACCGCTAGCAATCCAATTTTGTTGTGTTAGTTTAACTAATTCTAACATTTCTAAAGCGGGCAATTGGTTCTTTGTTTTAGACCCAGGAGGAACCTCAATAGGAAATAATAAATTTTCGTCTTCACTACTTTTGCCCCACACCGATTTTTCTACAGCGTGAGGATTGATAGTTTTAAAAAATTGAAAAGGTTTTTCCATTAGGTTGTTTTGAACACGACGAATATATCGTTTAGCATGGTGTGGATGGACGCCAGCACTAGTATTTAATATCAGGCTGCCTGTACCGTTTGGTTGTTCTGTAGTACATCTGGCTGCTGGATTAATACCAATTTTTTAAGATAGTT